TTGGGCGGGTTGGCAAGTACAATCAGGAAGTTGGTCAGAACCTGTACCTACAGACTGGAAAGCCCCTGTTGTTACTCCTCCCACGCCTGTAGCGCAGACAAGCCCACAGCCTAATGGAATGCTAACTAATACCGCAACTCCTCAGATGGCAGTTGAAGGTAGCCCAAAGCCTGAAGCTGTTGCTCAATCAAGCCCACAGCCTGACGGAATGCTTGCTAATGCTTTAACTCCTCAAATGGCAGTTGAAGGTAGCCCAAAGCCTGAAGCTGTTGCTAGTGTTCCTAGACCCGCTGATTATACTTCAGAAACTGATTTCCTAAATGCAATGGCGGGTTATCGTATAAACACAGGGGAGTTCAATTTAACTCCTGATGATTACAGTGCGTGGGGAAACTATCAGGACAGTTTATCAACTCCTACTGAAGACAAGTATGAAGCTCCTCCGGCTAACTATGTACCTGAGTACGTAAAGCCTGAGACTACTCAAATAGAAGACTTGTTTTCTAATGAGCTTGGTGGTTCAACAGAAGCAGACGACCCTTTTGCGGTAGATGTAGAATCTGAGGACACGTATGTTTCCCCTCCTGATGGCTACGTGCCTGAGTACATAGAGCAAGTAGAATACGGCGCGCCAGACAAGAACAACCAAGCAACTGGAGCATTAGAAGATGCTGATGCCTCCACTGACCTTAATCTAGCTGATGATGGTTACACTGACTTCGAGGTTGACTACGATAACATAGATTTGTCAAGCCTTGACAATACGGAGAACCAAGATGCTGTTTTACCGGAAGGGTTTACTGAGTATACAGGAGGTACTTTAGGAGAAAACTTTGTTCCTGATTGGTGGCCTACCTATGAAGAAGGTGTGTACGCAGGACAGCCTGTACACTATGCTAACTTAAATGACAGTCAAAAAGAATTAGCTAAAGAATACTATACTTGGGCGGACAGCTTTATTGAAGAAGGCGGTTCTTTTGGTACAGGAGCTAACTTAGGCGACTCTCCTAATCTACTCTATTCTAGAGAACAAACATCAACTGAACTCTACAACAGCATGACCAAGCAGTTAGAAGATTTAGGTTTAACACCTGATGATATTGATGGTGATTTACTTGAGATGGCTAGAATGTCTGGTGGTTCAGACACAGCCGACCAGACGGAACGAGACACAGGCTATGAGTTGTTTATTCGCCAAGTAAACCCTTATATTACTGAAAAAAATCAAGCAGAAAGACAAGCGCTGTATGACTCATTTGGCACCGGAGACATGGAATCCTTCAAGTCAGAGTTTAGCAGTGCAGATATTAATACACAAGCTAACTTAATGTATCGTTTGTATAGTGAGGGTGGCCTTTCTGAAGAGGAATACAGAAAGTCAATGGCGGGAGTACATCAGGAAGCAAATCCTGACTATTTGTATTTTTTCGACGATGACGAGCTATTCAGAGTAGCTAAAGAAACGTATGAAGAAGACCCTGATTTTGCAATGAGTCGTGGGGCTATAGAATATATACGATTGTTCCCTGACTCAGGAGCCTATAATTATACAGATTCCGAGGATGTCCGAGGAATAGATTGGGAGGAACGGTTTGCTCGCAGCTTAGGCATTCCTACTGATAACTATCACTTTAGCGATGACAATTCATTCTGGGTAGATGCGCGTGATAAGGTTATTATACCCTTGGGTCGTGCGGCTTTAGCTCTCTATACATCAGGTTTGACAGAAAAGCTATACACAGCTTACAAAGTAGCAACAGGTGAAACACTAAATGCCTCAGATTACGTTAATATTGTTGTTGGTGGGTTAGAGGCAACAGGAGTAATAGCACCACCCGTAGACATTAGCGGTGACATGGTGAACCCTATCGCGGGAGGAACTGTTGGCGGTCAGATAGGTAGTGAGTTACTGCTTGGTGGCTCTCTGACAGACGGTGTTGGCTTGTGGGGTTTAGATTATGCCTCTACTGTAGGTGTACTTAACGCAGCTATAAATCAAGACCCAATCGGAGTAATTGCAGCAGGTACAGGATGGATGCAACAAGGCTTCGAGTCTTTAGGTGTTCCATCTTCGGTAGCAAACGACGTAGATTTTCTAAAAGCAGCTAGAGAAACTATGAATATGTTAGCTGATGGAGAAAGCGTTCAAGACTCTATGGAAGCAGGCTTCGAAAGATATATTAAAGAAGGCGGTGGTTTTGGCATAGAACTAGATGACGGAGGCTTCTTTGATTTTGACTTTGGAGTTGTAGGAGACGTTTTTGATTACGTATCGGACGTAGTAGGAACTGTTAGCTCAACCCTTGGAGATTACATTGACCCCGTGCTACAGGGGGCGGTCGATATAGGGCAAGACGTTAGTTCAGCCCTTGGAGATTACATTGACCCTGTTGTTGAAGCTGTTGCTGACGCTGTCGAACCTATAGTAGATGCTGCTGATGACGCTATTGATTATGTAGTAGATACTGCTGATGACGCTATTGATTATGTAGGTGACAGGCTTGAAGACGTTAAAGACGCGCTCCCTACTGGAACAACTCCAGAAATAGAGTTATCCTTAGATATACCCACAGGTACAACACCAGACGGCTTTGACCTTGATTTAGAAAGTTCAGGGGAGTCTTCACCAACAAAAACAACTGATTATGCGTTTTCAGATTTGTTTAATCTTGACACACAGATAGGCATAAGTCCTTATGAAGAACTTATTAACACTGACCCTTTTGGGAGAACAATTTAAATGACATATTTAGAAGCAATTAATAAAGTACTGCGTAGGTTACGAGAAGATGAAGTAGCTTCTCCCGATACCTCTTCGTACTCAAAACTTATAGGGGAGTTTATAAACGACGCTAACCGCTTGGTTGAGGATGCATGGGATTGGTCTATGCTGCGTACCATTGCTCCTGTTAGCAGCATTAATGAGTTTACAACTGTTTTTTCTGTTTCAGGACTTACCGAATCAGATAAGATTCTTGGTGTTTACAACCTTACGGACAAAGAAGAAATCCAACTAGGGACTCAACAAGGACTGTATAACTCTGTGTATATAGAGCAGGCACCTAGGGGTAAGCCTACTAACTACGTTACTTTAGAGCAGGACGCAAGTGGAAACACTAAAGCACAGTTTTACCCTAACCCCGATAGTGCAAAGGTTGTCTTGTTTAACTACGTAGGGCGTACTCCTGAGCTTACCTCCGGTACTGATATAGTTAAAGCTCCCTCAACACCTGTGGTTCAACTTGCTCACGCCATGGCTGCTGAAGAACGTGGAGAGACTGGAGGTACTACCGCCGGTAAACTTTATGCTATGGCTCAGTCTTCTTTGTCTGACGCTATTGCCATGGACGCAGGTCGCTTCCCAACTGAAACAGTGTGGTACGACGTATGAGCCAAAAATTACAACCTTTAACAGTAGCAGCCCCTGCGTTCTTTGGTTTGAATACCGAAGAATCACCAGTAGGTATGAGTCCTAACTTTGCGTCAGTTGCTGATAATTGTGTAATTGACAGTCGTGGTCGTATCGGAGCACGTAAAGGACATAGTGCTGTATCTAGTAATGGAGCTGCGGTTCTTGGGACTAGCCGCGGCATTGAAGGCTTGTTTGAGTTTACGTCTTTTGCAGGAGCAACAGTAGTATTCTCTACCGGCAACAACAAGATATTCCACGGCACGTCTACATTGGCTGAATGTACGCTTCCTAGTGGTTACACTATCTCAGCAAACAACTGGAAGATAACGTCATTCAACAACGATGTGTACTTCTTTCAGTCAGGCCACGCGCCTCTGAGGTCTGTAGCAGGCAGTACTACTCTTGTTGCAATAGCAGGCGCGCCTTCGGCTAACGAGGTGTTGTCAGCCTTTGGTCGTCTTTGGGCGGCTGACGTAGTAGGTGACAAACATACTATACACGTTTCTAGCTTATTGGACGGAACTCAGTGGTCAGGAGGCAACAGCTTTTCCATAGAAATTACTCAGTTCTGGCCTACGGGTTATGACGAGATTGTGTCGCTAACAGAGCACAACGGTTTGTTTGTTATATTTGGCAAGCACTCTATGTTGATTTATGATGGAGCGCAAGGTGGTGCAGGTACTACTGATAACGGAACACCCGCTGCCGCAGCCTCTACCATCTTCCTAAAGGACACCGTAGAGGGCGTAGGATGCATTGAGAGGGACTCTGTACAGGCTACTGGTAATGACGTACTGTTCCTATCTAATCGCGGTGTAATGAGCTTAGGAAGGCTTATACAGGAGAAGTCACTACCTCTGAGAGATGTTAGTAAGAATGTACGTACTGACCTAATGGCCTTTGTTGACTTTGAAGCTGCAACGGGAGTGCCTGTTAAAACTGTATATAGTCCTGAACACGCTTTCTATCTCCTGACGTTGCCGTCTAGTAATACTATTTATTGCTTTGACGTTAGAGCGCCTTTAGAGGATGGTTCGTTTAGAGCTACTACTTGGTCAGGCTTTATGCCTCTTAGTTTTACTAACATAACTTCTGACGGTTTTTACATGGGATTGTCCACGGGTATTGTTAGATATAATACTTACCTTGACATAGCAGCTACGTATAGCATGAGCTACTTTAGTCAGCCACTGGACTTTGGTAATCCTTCTATTGTTAAGTTTTTGAAGAAGTTTAACTTGACCGTTATTGGTGGTCAGCTTGCTTCCGCTGTTCTTAATTGGGGTTATGATTACACAGAGAACTTTAGCAAACAGTCTTTTACCTTTGCTGAGACAACAACTGCACAGTATAATGTAGCAGAGTACAATACAACAGCAGCGTTCTCAGGAGGAGTAGACGTAAACACACCTAAGGTAAACACAACAGGCTCAGGAAACGTAGTAACTATAGGAGTTACATCGACTATCAATAACAACCCACTTTCAATACAAAAAATTGACATACTAGCTAAAATCGGGAGACTTCTCTAATGTCTAACTATACAGTAACAACAGACTTTGCCGCTAAGGATAGCCTTCCTTCAGGCAACACTGGTAAGATTATTAAAGGCTCTGACTTTTCTGCAGAGTTTAACAACCTAGCAACTGTAAGTGCTGAAAAAGCTGACAAGGCTTCACCTACGTTTACAGGTACAGTGGTTATACCTACTGCTACTATTACTACAGCGAACACTGCTACAGCTAACATTACTACAGCTAATGTCAGTGGTAATGTTGATATGCCTGATGATGCTAAAGTGTTGTTGGGGACTGGTGACGACCTAAAACTTTACCACGACGGAAGTCACAGCTATGTTGAAGATTCTGGTTCTGGCGGTCTAAAACTATTGACCTCCTCCTTGCTAGTAAAGAACCCTGCTGACGATGAGTTTATGATTAAAGGAGCTCCTGATGGCAATGTTGAACTCTACTACAATAATGGTAAAAAACTAGAGACAACTGAAACAGGTGTTAAAGTTCAGGGAGCTATGGTTGCAGGTGCAAAGGTAGGTATAGGTATTGATGTTCCTCTTAAACCTCTTCACATTTTTAGTGCTACTACTGACGTTGTTGCTCGTATAGAATCAGGTGACGCTACAGCAGGTTTAGAAGTAATAGACGACACCTCTACAGCTCAGTTTAAAGTATCCGCAGGTCTACTAACTATAGGTGCTGATACTGACGGAGACACTGCTGATTCTAATATAAGTGTCCGTGTAAGCAATGTTGAAAAAATGAATATTGCTGATGACTTAATTGTTATTAAAGAAGTTACAAGAATAAACGACAACAAAGGATTGTCTTTTGGTAACGGTTCAGACCTTACAGTTACTCATGTATCTTCCAATAATCTTAACACAGTTCAGAATAATAACAACCGAAATATGGTGTTAAACGGTGGTTCTTTTACTTTTCAAAACCAAGCTGCTGATGAAAAGTTATTAGAACTGACTGCTGACGGCGCTGTAGACCTGTACCATGATAACGCTAAGAAGCTAGAGACTACAGCTACCGGCGCTACGGTAACAGGAGTAACAACTACAGACACTTTGGTAGTGGACAAACCTGCCAACGGTATTCTAACTGAGTTTAAAATAGCAGGAGGAGGTACTGCTTGCGGTGCTGTACGTGCAGAGGTAGGTACTAATATTCGTGACATAACTGTAGGTAGTAGCGATACTTCTTTACGTTATGCTATTGCAACGGGTGGTGGTAATGGTCACATTTCTCCCGCAAAGATGTCAGACAATACTGCCAATGGTGGCGCTATTGACTTAGGCAGAGCAGGCTCTAATTTTGACAACATTTACGCAGACAACGGTACTATTAACACGTCTGA